TTTAAACAGTTCCTCAATAAACCAGTATTGTCTGTTTCTGAATTGGCCAAGAAACATGGTGTTGATATTCAACATATTCAAGATCAATTAGAAGCTGGAATTGAAGTAGAGCACGAACATTCAACTAATAATGATGTGGCCAAACGAATTGCTTTGGGACATATTGGTGAAGACCCCAATTATTATACCAAGCTTAAAAAAGTAGAAAAGAAAAACTAAAATGATAGATGATTTCAAAAAAACTATTGTAGGTCTATCTAAAAAAGGACACTCCGCATCTTCTATTGCTGGCCTTCTTCATACAAAAGAAACTCCTGTAACACGCAATTCTATTATAGGCACACTAAATCGTATACCAAAAGACAAACAGGAAGAAATTCATCAAGAAATACAATCTGGAAAAGAACCAGAATTATATAAAATACATAAAGATGTTCCTGTTATTAAAAATACGGTTGGGAAGCCCAAAAAATTTAATTTGGACCCTCATAGTGACGAAATCAAAGAATTATATAAAACAACACAAAAACCCAAAGAAATATCCAGAATATTAAACCAAAAATATCCAGATTTGAATGTTAATGATGTTCAGGTAAGAGAGCATTTAAGAAAAATTGGTGTACAAAGAATTCCTGGAGAATCAAATAAAGCTCTTACACGACACAAAGAAGAAGAGCTATACGGCAAATTGAAAGGTGGAGAAAGACCAGAAGATTTGGCTTCTGAATATAATATTTCTCCTAAAACAATTATAAATAAAGCAAACAAACTGAAGATAAAAATAAAAAGGAAAAAAACCAAAACTGTTTGGTCAGAAGATAAAATAAAACACCATGATAAGCTTGTGAGCCAAGGAGTTGAACCAAGTGCTGTGGCTGAAAGATTGGGTGTGTCAATAAATGCTCTGAATAAATTTAGGTCAAGAACAGGAAGAGTAAAAGAAAAGGGGCCACTTTCTCCAGACATAATCGATAGAATAAAAAAGATCAGACAAACCAAATATGGTTATAAACCACCAGGGTCTAAATTTGAAAAAGTTGTTAGTCCTGGAGAAGAGAGAATTAAAAGAGAATTGTTCATACAAACAGGCCAAAAAATTGGACATCACAGAATAAGAAAAGTATTGAAAAGTTTAGATCAACAAAAAGAAATTAAAGAGGAAAACAAAAAAATGTCAGAGTTGATTGTAGAAAAACGTATTCGTGATATTATTGGACAAGTACTAACTAGAAAGAAAAAATCAAAAGCAACTGCTGCTGATAAAGTTGAACATGCAGCAACTGCATATAAAAAACTCAATCTTCATCTTCAAGATTTAAAGAGAACTTTTGCAGGTGAGGCTCATCCTGATGTTCAAAGTTTGATTGACAGACAAATGGAACACACAAATGATATTCTTAATGTTCTTAATAAGTATGTCACAAGAGCCAAAGAGAAGAAAAAGAAAGTTGGATTTCTTGAATAATTATCTTCTTCTACCCAAAGAAAGAGTTCCCATAATTCTTTCACGTGATGGTAGTTCATGTGGAACATAATTTGGATCATGTTCTGGATTCTTAGGATTTTTTAATGAAACACTACCTATAGTTTTCCTATGTTCAACTCTTTCGGGAGACAACTCACTCATCATTTTATGGAATTCATCAACAGCATATTGTTGTTTTTTATTTCTATCAATAAAAGATGAATAATGCATAACATTGTTTAGTCTTCCACCAAATTGCGGATTTATAACTTTACTGAAATGATCTTTAGCCTCTACCATGGCAGCACGTCTTTGAATACGAGCATTATGATATAAACTTAAAGCTTTATTTTTATCTTCTTCTTTATGGGCATTTCTATATTTTTGTTTGGCTTCTATCAATTTGTCTTGTGCTGGTCTAAAATGTCTAAAATAAATGTGTCGTAAATATTGTCTTTGGTCATGTGTTAGATTTGCACCAAAATAGCCCGATCCTGGTTCTGGTGAAACAGATTTTGATTTAGCAGATAATTCACGAAGATTTTCACCGTTTTCATTTGTTTCTGTATGTATTTCTTCCAACCTATAATGATCTACATCAGAATCTGTAGGTTTACCAAATTTGGAATTTACCAAATCTGTAAATTTTTCTTGTTTTTCGGGGTTATAATATCTTGTTTCAAAAAGAAAATCTTTAAATTTTAACATTACTGACCTTTATTGTTTATATGTTTTATATATTTATATAAATAGAAAAAACAACAAGAACAATTATATGGCTAATTTCGGTTATAACAACAATCCAAATCTACCAAGGGCTGACTATAAACATTCATTTACTCAAAATGAGTTAACCGAATTCTATAAATGTGCTGTTGATCCTGTCTATTTTGCAATCAACTATATGAAAATCGTCAACGTTGATAGGGGTCTTATTCCCTTTGAAATGTGGGATTTTCAACAAGAAATGCTACAAACATTTCACGATAATCGATTCTCGATATGCAAACTTCCTAGACAGGTGGGTAAAACAACAACATCGGTGGCCTATCTTCTTCATTACATTCTATTCAACGAAAACGTTAATGTTGCTATTCTAGCTAACAAATCAGCAACTGCTCGTGAAATTATGAGTCGTCTTCAATTGGCTTATGAATATCTTCCATTCTTTCTTAAGCAGGGTGTTGTTGAATGGAATAAAGGTTCTATTCTGTTAGCCAATGGTTCAAGAGCACTAGCCGACTCTACATCAGGTTCGTCTGTTCGTGGTAAAACGTTTAACGTCATATTCCTTGATGAGTTTGCCTTCGTTCCTAATAATATTGCTGAATCATTCTTTATGTCTACATATCCAACAATTTCATCTGGTAACTCAACCAAGGTTATTATCGTTTCTACACCCAATGGTCTCAATTTATTTTATAAGATGTGGATAGAGGCACAGGAAAAGAAAAGTCTTTATATTCCTATTGAAATTCATTGGTCAATGGTTCCAGGAAGAGATGAGAAGTGGAAAGAAACAACCATTCGTAATACTTCTCCTGATCAATTCCGACAAGAATTCGAATGTGAATTTATTGGTTCAACCAATACACTTATTCATCCTGTCAAATTACGTTCTCTTGTTTGGCACGAATCCATAAGAAAAGATATGGAAGATTGTTTTCATATACAAAAAGAACCAGTACCAGGACACACATATACTATGACAGTTGATGTTGCAGAAGGTCAAGGATTGGACTATTCAACATTCTCTGTGATTGATGTTACAGAAATTCCTTATCGACAAGTAGCCAAATACAGAAACAATAAGATAGCACCACTGTTGTTACCAACAGTTATTCTACAAGCAGGCAGATATTATAATGATGCTTTCGTTCTCATTGAGATTAATAGTATAGGTTTGCAAGTATCAGACATTTTACATTTTGAATTGGCATATGAAAACTTAATCAAAATAGAAATGAAAGGTAAACAAGGACAACAACACACACCAGGATTCAAGAAAAAAATTGCTTATGGTCTCAAAACAACCAAACAGACCAAAATAATTGGTTGTGCTAACCTCAAAACACTAATTGAATCCGATAAATTAATAATCAATGACTATGATACTATTCAAGAATTAATGACTTTTTCTGCTGACAAACAAACTTTCAAAGCAGAAGAAGGTAATCATGACGATTTGGCAATGACTCTTGTTCATTTTGGATGGCTTACTGGTCAAAGATATTTTAAAGAAAACATCAATAATGACATTCGTGCTTCTCTACAACAAGAACAACTTAACATTATGGACCAAGATATCGTTCCTTTTGGTATCATGGATAATGGTTTGGATGATCCATTTGATAATCCTGAAGAAGATGCTCGTGAAAAATGGATTGTCAGTAAAGGTAACAGATTTGTGTTTGATAATACAGAATTTGATATTTTATCGAATCGTCACAAACTATAAATCTTCATTTTTCTAAATAATACACAATAACAATAATAACCTTTTAAAAAAAGGAGTATAGAAATGCCATTTTTTCTCAGTCCAGGTGTAAATGTTTCTGAAATTGACCTAACAACGATTGTACCAGCCGTAGGAACGACTCAGGGTGCTTTTGCTGGTGCTTTCAATTGGGGTCCAATGGATTCCATTGTTACTGTCGGTGATGAAGTTGAATTAGTAAACACTTTCTGGAAACCAGACGCAAACACCTTCAAATCATTTTTTACGGCTGCAAACTTCCTTTCATATGCTAACAGTTTAAGAGTAGTTCGTGCTGGCTCCAATACCACATCAAAAAATGCCACATCAAATGCAATGTCTATTTTAATCAAAAACCGTGATGATTATGAAATCAATTATTTGAACATGGAAGCAGCAGATAATGTGGGACAATTTGCTGCTAGATATCCTGGTTCTTTAGGAAACTCACTCAAAGTTTCTATGTATGCTGCAGCCAATGGTAATACTGTTCTTTATAATTCTTGGACATATTATGATCAATTTAACGGTATTCCAGGAACATCTATTTATGCTGCCAATCAAAATGGTGCTAATGATGAAATGCATATTATCGTTATTGACGAAGACGGTAAATTTAGTGGTGTAGCCAATACAGTACTTGAAAAATTTGCTTATGTGTCAAAAGCAATTGATGCAAAGAATGATGATGGTTCTTCCAATTATTATGTTAACGTTATTAAGGATCGTTC